CTGAGCTTCCGCATAGCTCTTCATTGCCGTTAGAGTATTCTCTCCATCCCCATTAAAGATGGGTCGGGGAAGACAATTAACAAAAGACGACACCTGCCAAGCCATTGCGGGAAAAGGTGTGCCGGTTTGCGACCAACCAACACTCATCTCCAAAAGCACCAAATAATCACCATAGTCAGGAAAATTGAGTTTCCCGCTGGTGCCATTAATTGGAACATAGCTGATAGATTTAGATCCACCAGGTGCAACCGATAGTCGTGAGGCACCAAGGGGAGTATACTCCAAACCATTAGACAAGCCACCTATGAAATTATACTTAGCAGACACAATACCCTCGAAATCCAAAGGAAGTATTGGCTTGCCAAGACCCATTTCATAAGTAACCCAAATCTCAGCCACCTTTTGGTTCTGGGCTGGTAAACCATAAGTGCCAATGAAAACCTCACCAAGATTATAGAGCCGCTCATCACCAATCTCATCTCCAGTATCAACGTATAACCGTTCCTGTGCCATCTTTTTAGGATCGCACTCAATTGGCATGATAGTGGACTTGGACGGTTTAACAGACTGAGCAAACTCCATATTCTCAAGAAAAATCTTGTTCGTAGGGGCTGGTGCGTTCACGTTGTAATTAACAGCGCAAAACATAGAACCCAAAGTCGTTTGCGCCGAATAGTCCGGTGCAATAGACTTCAACTCAATTAAGATTCCCAAGGGTTGCCACTCTTGAAAATTTTTGGCAGTGGAAGATAGCCAAGGAAATAAATCAGGATTAGCAGGGTTTATTTTGAAACTCTGTAATCGAAAACCGGTTGAGGTCGTGTCGCCAAAAGGGTCAGAAAACGTTCCTCCGACGAGGTCCCCGATATATTCCCTGTGGTTAATGACAGTAAGGTCATGTCTGCCAAGATTTCTAACAGTTGGAGGGTCGGTGCCGACGGATATAGCTGCAGGATACAAGCTGTTAGTCTTAACGCTATAATCTCCAAGGCCGCATAACTCAGCGACACTTTGGAGCCCGTTGCCGATGATTCCGCCCAGCTGACTACCGTAGTCTGGCCCAAAGCCTCTGCGATAGTTGCCAGCATCGTCATAATAGCCCCCGACGCCACGTAGAACGCGGGGTCCGGGTTTTTGTCGAGACTTGCCTCGAGCCGTGAGACCACGAGCTGTGACAATCTGGTTATTCGCTTTAACAACCATGCCTTGTCCTCGAGCCCGAGCGGCTCGGCGAGCCCGATAGGCTCGCTTCCTAGCAGCTTTATTCGGATAGATCCTTTCGGATCCACCCACCAATACCTGCTGAGGGTTGGTATTTGGACCAGTTTTTCGAGGAACTGTTCGTTTCCGAGCATTTCGAGAACTGGGTCGCGCTTGTTTCCTTGCATTTTGAGAATTCATTTACGAGATCATTTATACCTCCAACCACCTGTTGAGGTAATGAGTGTTCAAATCCCAGATAAAAGTGTATACAGCTTTCGTACGTGGGGGGCCCTGTGTCAATATATGACCGAACAACAGGGTCCTCGCTGGTGCTGTATCTTAAACAATAATCTGAGAGAATTTCACACATACCATCAAATATCTCTCGCTCACCTCCTGCGGCCATAACTGTTAAGGACCATGCCTTACAGATACTAGACGCAAGATCCATTTTCTCGAAATCATAACAAAAGGAGGCCAAAAGTCTATCAGTGGGATAACAAGGTATCCAGTATGCCGGATACAAATCACACCGCTTAAACTTGAAACCAAGAAACTCGCAATCAGATAAATCCCTGGTTATGACAAAGGGATCCATCGTCAATCCAAACAAAGAAAACACGCTGGTGAAAACAAATTGAATGTGTTCATCAGAGTGACCAACATCAGGTATTGCAAGCACATCATCATCGCCGAAAAGAGCAGCAATGCAATCATCAACATATTCCTCATCACCATCAAACAAGACAAGTAGTATAAGTACCAGCATCATCATGTGTGACAGTATATTATCTGAGGTTGTGTTGGGAGCACCGCTGTTATTACCATGTTTCTTTCGATACAAACATCCGTTAGGATGCAATAGCACCGAATTAACAAACTTTTCAGCTAGACGCCGTGCCATTAAGAGGTACTGCTCACTAATGAAAGAATTTCGTAACTCATAAACCTCTGAAAGTGTGGGTAACTTCCGATCCCAACCTACTACATCGTAAAAGACAAATAATGAATGTCTTAACAAATTAGAAGCAAGGCGATGCACACCACCACTATAAGGGTTAAATCCGTAGGCGGACCACCAGAAGTTTTTGAGCAGCTCATTCTGTTCACCAAAGAACATTTTGCCCCAATAAACCAATTCGGGAGGAGGTACTATAAAAGTACGAACCTTTCCTTCATCAAGTTTTGAGGCAGGATACCACTCTGTTTTGGGAACAACTTTCCAAATTTGCTCCTCGGTCCAAAACTCATCAGAAAAGATGTAACTCACACATCCATCAGTCATGAAGTACTCACCTTTAGTTTTAATCTTATATAAAGACCAAACTCCGGCAGAAGCTTTAAGAGTCATACTCACAACGATTTCTTCAGAACTCCAAACACGAGTTCTACAAAACAGAGGTTTCATTTTTGTAAACATATACCTCATAGTTTGTTGCCACATGGGATGAGCTCGAAAGTCATACACTGGAGCAACGTCCATCTTATCAAAACTATTATTGATCGTGGGCGCCGTTCCAATGACACGATAAAACTCACCAGTTTTAGACAACAACCATTGAACTCTTGACAAGGGACACTTACTAAATATAGGGTCAAGAAACCTATATCTATTATCCCGCTCCTGAGGGAGCGGTTGTACCATTCCAGTAAACCCAATTAACTCAAGGACTTTCGGCTTGGGAACCGAAAGCGGCGCGGCCACAATCCTGCTGAACAAACAGGAATGTGGCGACGCCGACGCTTCTAGTTTAAAGAGGCGCGCACGACGGGAACATATGCAAAGTTTGGTAAAGGACCAGCACCCTGCGTCCCGGCATGACACGCCAGAATTCCAAAAGCGCCCTGTGCGCTCATAAAAATAGCACCACCACATGAACCATTTCCAGTTGTGACCCTATGCCACAACTTTCGTGTTTCAACAACACTCTTATCAGCAAGATGCGTGGTGGTGCTTTTAACCTCGAAAGCGGATATACCACTCATTATCGAAGATCCACTTTGAGGATCCCTTCCAACAAGAGTAAGTTCCCCATCCAAATCAAGGGATGCCCTTACAATGAGTAAAGGATACCTTCTGACACTGGGAGTGCCTTGGTTTTGATTCTGGATATCATTCCAGGAAACCAAAGCAATATCAGCCTCAGTGAATGGGGTCAACCACTTCT